TTCAAGTTTGGTGTCCTCACCATCGAACAATGCGGAAGGTTGATCAAACTCCGACTTGTCATAGTTTCTATAACCATCAAGGTTACGAATCTTCAGACGGAAGTCTGCACCTTTCCAGAAGTCAAAAGGGTTAACTGGTGTCTCATCCTCAAACTCAGGATTCATCGCCTCTTGAATCTTGGCGAATATCTTCTTACCATAACGATAGAGAAATACCTTCCCTTCGTTGTCAGGATTCTTAGGGTCACTCAAGACCAGAATGTTTGAGTAATACTCCAGTCTCCTCTTTCGTTGACGAGCGATAGCCTTATCGTCTTCATCGCCGGAGTTCCAGAGTCGTGAGTTCATCTCACTGACTGGGTCTTTACCACCGATAGTGGTCAGAGACCTTTCGATGTACCAACCGCCTGGACCTTGAAAACCATGTGTCCATAGTTTAGCCCAAGGAAGTTCTTCGTTGGCAGGTGCCGGAAGGAAACGAATGATAGCATAACCATTACCAGATGCATCCACCTCTGGTTTCCAGATATGGTCATCTTGGTTATTACCACCACCTTGTTGTTCTGTTTTCTGAATGGCTGACCTCAGAGAGTCGAGGTCGGATTGCGAGGAACGCTTTAGTGCGGAAAAATCCATATTACTCCTTGTACGTTATGTGCGTTGTATTGCGATTGTGAACTAGAATGCTAGTTCGGTTGTTTCACTTTCACCCTCTATTAGGTGAAGGTCGCTGGCCTCCTCTGCAACTTTTTGCTTGAGTGGACCAACTATGTATTGAGCTACCATCTCTTCATCTATACTATGCATGTCACAGTAGTGTAGAATGGCCTCAATATAACTCATGTTATATTTAGTGACGATGGATTCTATCTCTCTAACAAGACTGTCAGCCTTGCGAAGGTCGATGTTCTCAAATTTCATAGTATTATTGTATCATAGATTTGCTGGTTGTCAAGTGTAAGTACGTGTCAAACTCAATATTTTATCGATTTGTCCTTCGATTTTTTCTTTTCGGTTCGGCCACAGAATATACTCACGCTCAGGGTTTTTGGCGAGGTTCACCAATAGAGGAACGATAGCCTTCTCTAAGCTTCTCATTCTCTTTTCATAGTCTTCTTTCATAGAGTCCAAAGCGGTCTTGGTCTGGTCTATCTCAGCTTTCGCCTCATACTCACCAGAACGGAGATCGTCTTCCGTAGAAAAACCGATCTCCCCCCAGTCCTCTTGGGCATCTAAGTCAAAGTCGAACTCAAATGCGTCTTTAGGCAATTGCTCTCCCATATGCTTTTACAGGACCACGAGCGTCGGCTGGTACAGACTTGACTGCTGAAACGATGTCTCCACCCTTGTCGAGTGCGTCCATCGCAGCGTTGACTGCATCGTGATGTCTTTTGTTAGCTTGGTTCAAGAACTTTGCACGAACAGAAGAACCCGACTGAGCCTTCTTGGGTGCAGGTGAGTTGACAGCAGCCTCAAGACTTCCACCTTCGGTTCCTTCTGGACTTGCCATCTTTGAGTCAATAGAGTCACTGCTCCACGATTTCTTTTTCTTCGCCATTTTATTCCTTGTTGAATGTTTCTTTTACCCAGTCTATAAAATTTTCTGGGTTGGTTACTTCGTAAGGGTCTGGTTCTGAGTTATGCACTTTGCCCACTTCTTCAATCTGACCGACAAGTTCTCTACCGTCCCAACATTGAACAGAACGCCATGCTCTCATTCCAAATCCAAGGTTTCTCTTTTCTACCTTTTGACCGCATACTTCTGTATAGTCCAGATTGCCGTCAGGAAGTAGAATAGTTTTTTCAATACCAGTGAGCTTCTCGGCCCAACTGTTCATGACAAAAGAGTCGTTGACAGATGCACAAATAACCTGAGTCGCACCTGCGTCTAAAATATCTTGATTCATTTCTTCCAACCTTGGAAGATGTTTCTCACTTCATATAGGTGTCCACGCACCAGGCAGAAGAACTACCACACTTTTCTGACCATCGAATAAACTGGTAGTCGTGTGTTCGTACCAGTCTGGACCTATGCGATACGGCCAGACGTACTCGTTCAATGATGTGCTTTGTATCAAGGATTTCATTCAATCTCCAAATATTCTTTTAGTTTTTGTATACTACCGACAAACTCTCCCTTCATAAAAATCTGGGGAACCTTGGTCGACTTGGTCTCCTTCATGAGTTGACCAAAGAACCATTTGTCGGATGTGATGTAAGTATAGGACTCACCTTTCTCGTCAAGCAACTGCTTGGCCTCTTCACAGGCACTTCAATCTGGCAGTGACTTGTGTCCTACGATTATATTTCCTTTGAGTTCTATATTCATGGGACCAACATTAGCATGTGTTTGATGTGACCTGACTTGTCTCCAGTCGAGTCTTTAAGTTTCTTGAGAAGTCGTTTTAGGTCTTTCGAATCTTGGATGTTCCAAGCGTCAACCTCACCTACCTCTGTACCCCACATCTTAAATACGTCATCACAAGGGACTTTGTATTTGTTTGGGTCTTGTCCGTTACCTTCATCGTACTCTTCTGTATTCCAGATGAAGAAACATTCACGATACCCTTTACCAGTGAAAATCTTGGCGAAGGCTGATGGTACATGGAGTTTCGACTTACCGATAGTCTTTGGTTTAGCATTCCAGTATGCAAGTGTGACGTTCTCAAGTCTTCCGTGTTTGACGGCCATATCTCTTTCGTGTTTCTCTAACGCGATAAACTTGTATCGGTTAGCACGTGGTGTTTGTGGTACGATGTTCGCCATTGAGTAGGTCGCCTTCTGATGTTTTTTGTTCCAGTCGTGACTGGCGTCTGATGCCCCAAAGTGACCTCTATCGTATCCTGACTTGGTGTAGTCTTTACTGGTTGTTCGATACTCTTTCTTGACTCTCTTATCGGTAAAGAATGGTGGTCGTTTCTCGATGTCCTTGACCACGTTCTCACCTGTCACCTCAACGTATACCGCTGTAGCTGACTTCCTTTTCCAGTCGTAACAAATACTGAAAGTATCAATCAAGACTTGGTTACAGTTCTCTTTCGTGAAGAACTGTTTATAGTCGGTGACCATCGATTTGTTGATGTCTCCCGATGTCACCAATGACTGTGAGAAAGAGTCTGGAATGTATAAGAACATACATGCCGTGAACATTATAACGTATGATAAAAATTTCTTCATTTCATTTTTCCTTGTGTCAGGTCACCGCCTGACGTTCCACTCTTGACTACCATCGAATGACCTTCTGCATCTGTCACTCTCTCATACCCTGACATACCTAACAGATGTCTCTTGACGATCTGTCCAAGTTCATCCGCGTGATGAGGTTCGTGTTTTGCTCCTGCCTGAGCTAACTGATGTGTAATCAAAAGTTGTAGTTGTAAAAGTTGAGGTTTCTCCAAATGAAGAACCTCGTTATAAATTTTAGAGAACACTTCCTTAGAATATGCTCCCTTGTTTTCGGCGATCATCTTTGAGTCTCCTATGAAGGTTACTCAATCAACATACGCACATGACGAACCATCCTCTTTTGTGCAAACATGGGTCACATTTGACCAAATGTTTGGTGGGACTTCATGTCCATCATAACTTCCGTTATCCAATACTTTCCCAGTATGGTTGTCCTGAAAATAGTTTGTATAGTATTGCGTTTGACATTGTCCATTCGGATATGAACCACAAGCAAAACTGGTTCCAACTAAACTTACATTGTCTTGATGACCTGGCCCCCACTTAGCGAAGGGTTTATTATTATTTGACCAGTCATTTCCCTGACCGATCATCATCGTTCGCTTAAAGACTGTCTTACCTATGCTCAAACAACTTGACTGCCCATAACAACTCGTCGCATTGTCAGTCTTCCATGCCCTATAACACTTGACGTATGGAGGTTCTGAGTTACGACTTATCGGACTATTCCACCAGTGAGCAGTATTGTAGTGGGCAACTCCACCTTGTGAGTCAGGCAGACAACCCTGTCTTATCTTATCGTCTTTATCCACATACCAGTATCCTTCTGATGGATACCATCTACCCCAGTACATCTTAGCATTTATTACTGAACTTGAACCAGATATACTCGTATCCAAATCAAAGTATTCTCTCATCACAGTCCCAGTTGTCGTAGTGGTATTATCTGTTGACCCATTATCACTGGGACACTTTACACCTGCTGGAACATCTGGACAGTAATGATCATAAGATAGAGACTTTGGGTCTCCTTCGTCTTTTACTTTACTACATGCTAGAACACTCGACAAGAACACCATCATTACCAACAATCCAACATTCAACGTTGGTACGATAGATATGTTCCACTTCCGAGACCCTAGACGAATTTGTCGTATTGTCATAGTAGTTGTGATTTATTGTGGTGTCGCCATCGTGCTCCTCTTTCTGAGTGCACCCTATCACAACCATCATAATGAAAGACACAGTTAATATTCTGAACATAGTCTCCTTTGTAGTGGGCCCACTTCAGGCAGGGCCCGTCGCCTTAAAACCCTCTAAGCTGCGAGGGCCACACCTGCTGGTGTGTAGTCTGCGTTATTTGCAGTTGTTATGACTCTCTCCTACAGTCCCATCGTGAGTCGAGTCCTAATACACCCCCATCATGGAGATAGGATAATAAAGATAATCGTAACGACTATCAGAATTATCATAAAAAAAGCTATTCGTACATTGATGTCATCGTCATCCAATTTCATACGAGCAACAATAGTAAGCTAGCAGCAGAAGCAGTTCCTAACGTAAACACACAAATAATAACAAAGTAGTGCCTCTCAATATAGGTCTGAGGAACTTCCTGCATGTCTAGGTTTTCAATTTCTTTTTCTGTTGAGTGTCCGTGGGCTAGTCCCGCGAACTTTTCATACTTATGAAGAGAGTCGTAGAAACGAGCATTACGTTTCATTACGTATTCCTCTTTCTTCTTTAACTGTTCTTCCCTCTCCTTAACTTTCTCACTTTTCTTCCAATCCTTAGCACGTCTTGCCATTTTCTCCTTGGTGGAGGTGAGGGGATTTGCACCCCTGTCCTCAAGTGTTTTCTGTAAGATGCATACGAATCGTAGCTATTTAGAGGCGAGGTGGAAGATAGTCTTTTATTTTTCCTGAACGTTTCTCAAGTCCATATCGAAAACCATTCCCAAAGTGGTATCCAAACCACATGGAGAACGGAAGGACTTGACACCAAAGCGGAGTTTCTAACATCCACAAAGCAAAGGTACATACCGCTGGTACAATCATCTAATTTTCCATCCTGTATTGTAGTCGACTACGTTGATAAGGAAAGTTCTACGTATATCTTTGATAGGTTTCCTTGTCCACCCATGATATCCTTGGTCGTGTCCGACTGTTATCATTGCCTTGTTTTCTTCCCAAGGTTCTACATACCATGTCTTCACACCAGATGAGTCGGTGTAGAAGTCTGTCCCATCTCCCTCTGGTCCAAGGTAGACCATAATGTTGAGGAACTTGCGTTTGATATCTAGGTGTGGCCTCAACCACCAACCTGTTCTGTCTGCTGTGACCTCAAGTCGCAACCAACCCTTGATCTTGCGTTGACAAAGGTCTTCCATGTAGTCCACGAAGCGGGGTGATGAGAAGTGTTCCAGTATCTCCGTGTGGCCATCCATCTCATGCAGGAAATATCGTACAGGGAGAGACTTTCTCCGTCCGTCAAAATCATCTTCTATGTCAGGCGGCCACAGTTTCTCGCACGTTTGGTACAGATGTTGATAGTGAACGGGCGACAGGAAGTTCCTGTGAACTATTGGCTTCATTGAGGAAATACGGCTCATTTCTACCTTTGAAATTGTTGAATGATGACTTGTGTTCCCTGTAGTATTTGTGATACGACGCAAGACTGTCACCAGGCACCTTACACTCATCAGGCATTGCTGGTGGTGGGTCAGTGAACTCACCACGAGGTATACACTTGGGTGCCTTCATGAGTATTTTATTTAGTTTTGTGAAGGTCAGATGTTCACGGCCGTATCGATACTCATACTCCTTAGACAGAGCAAACCAGAGGTCAAACAACCAGTTGTAGTTGTGGACGGACTTACGAGTCCAGATAGCTGAGGGATGGTTAACGTGTGCAGCGAGATACAGGTTTGTGTCCAGATACTTGTTGAACATCTGGTATCGTTTGATACGTCTGCCGTTCTTGGTCTTGTCCCAGTATTGTTTACCATCTAACACACGATGGGCAGTGGAGAGTAACTGAGCATACTCAATCACCATTTTGACAACGTGTTTGTCATTGTGATACTCCGCACAAGTGGTCGGAGTTCTGTCAAGAAAGAATACGTTCATCTAGAAAGTTTTGGGTCAGGTTGTCCTATGAATGATTTCTGTTTGTTGAAACGAAAGAACTTTTTCTTTTTCGTTACTTTACACTCTTTGACTTCGGGACAGTCTGGACAGACAGGACAGGCTTTCATCTCAAACGGATGATGTCCCTTACGTAAGCGTGCACGTATCTCTGCCAGAACATCTATGATTGTCTGGTACTCCCAGTAGTCATTAGATAGTATACCAGACTTTTCTCGTTTGTCAACTAGAAGGTTTATTTCTCTCTGTACGGCTTGTAGAGTTCTATTATCTATCCCATACAGATGGGTAGGAATGAGCAGTAATAATATGAGTATCCATCGTATCATTTAAGAGCACGATAAATCTCCATCAGCTCATCGTCATCGACTGGAGCCGATAACGTGTAGTAGTCTTTGTGTTTCCCTTCTGGACCCATATAGTTCTTGAGGTCTATAAACTTGGGAAACTGATTGGTCAAGTTACTGAGTAGAAAGTCAGGGTCAAGATGACATTGTGCACATTCACTTCCCATCGCGAATACTCTAGCATTTCTAGAAAACTTCTCTGACTGGAGAAGTACAGAACGTAGGTCTTTCTCAACAAGGTCTACTTTCTTGGTCATGTCAGGCATCACCAAGAAAATAAGATATGCGATGAGACCAATAGAGACCAGACCAAACGTCTTTGCAGACTTAATAGCCTTGAGGGTCTCTTCTTCAATCTCTTTAACTGCTTCGAATTGTACCTGTCCTTCTTTCTCTACTTGTTGGACTACACCTGTCTTTTTGCCTTTTGGAGCTTGGGCCATGTCTATCTCACTTTAACTTGATTATCTTTTTCGATAGCTGATCGGCGAACCATTTCAGAACGATAGGTATCGAGACATTGGCGGTTAGGGAAAACAAAAACGCAACTGGGTATTTAAACCCTTGATATGGACCCAACTGAGGGACAGAGGAAAATACCAGTGTGACAAGTAGGAACCCTGTGAAGGCCATTCCTATGTTAATTACGAGGTCAAGAAAAACCAGTCGATAATCATGTCCTCCATCTTCATCTTTGTTTATAGCTCCGATGGTAGTATTGTCATGTCTGTAGTTGAACATGAACACAAAGATACTCGCGAAGCAAACGACTGCCAGTAGTAATAGGTCATCTGGAGCAAATAAGTCACTCATAAGAATCTCTTTTCAAATGGTATTTTTTCAGTCCACTTCCGTATGTCAACTGGGTTTGTAACTTACTATTTAGTAACATGAGGTTCAGTGTGGCCATGAAGGTCTTCAATCTTCATGTTATCAGTATGGCACTTGTTATGTTGTATTTTGGCCTTCTTGAACAGAAGGCCATATGAAACAACTGTAAGGGATAATATCGCCACTATTATCATTCCGATGAACATTGCGATAAATATCATCTTACCCACACAAATATAGATTTCTCATACAGGGAAGGAAACATTTCCTTCGCCCTTGAATGGATTCCCATCTGTCTCCATAGTGCAATAGAAACAGCAGTCATCCAATGTAGTGCCCAAACTCCTAACAAAAAAGGAGTCATAAAAGGTGCCACATACACACAGGCAATGGCACCGATCAAATAGGGTTTGCCAGTGAGCAAGATTATCCAAGCAATCTTGTCCCACATATTATTCATCTGTCCTATCACTTCTTCTTTTTTGGTCCGTAAGTAATTTTAGTAAATGCTATAAGAACTATCGATGATACGAAAATTCCTAAAACGAATATAACCACGGACTGCGGGTCATTAAAATAACTTATCAAATTCGCGTCACCAGAGTCGAAGACATCGATAATACTACTCGTCTGCTCCATCTTCCTGACCTGTCTGGATTACACGGAAGGCGCCAAGGATCGAAGGCACCCAGAGTCCCACGTAGATTCCATAGAGTTTAGCATCTGGACTGTCTAAGAAAAAGAAAAGGTAGATTGACAATGCGAGAGACAGTCCAGTCGCCGTCAAAATTAGTCTACTTGCTTGTGTTAACATGATACTCAAAATTATAGGTTGTAGTATTCTCACGTAATAGAACAGCTCCATTACGTAAATGAAATGTCTTAGCCACCTCAGTCTTGGGGCTAAGTGTGACGAACCTTTCTGCCTTCTCTGAAGCAGGAACTAGAACGTCTTTGATTATCTGTCTACCCATTCCTTTTTGGTTTGACCAGACAGTATAGAATATGGCATTCTTTCCAGGCTTGGCCTGAAACAAAAGGTCATACTCACTCTTAGGGATGTACTGACAATACGCAACACAGACCACAGCCAATGGTTTCCCATTGGGGTTGTCATTACGATATTCGTACATCTCTGTAAAAGGGTCACGACATCTCCACCAGTAAGGTATGTTGGGCCTGACTGGGTCATGTTGACATAGTGCTAATGCTTTTCCTGTTTGAACTTTTCTTAAACTGGGGCGTTCCACCAGTGCTCCCAAGGGAAGACTATCCATAGTTGTTCGGTGTCCTTTGATACGTCGCGAGCGTAGTAGTGTGGTTCGAACTCCACTTCGTTATTCCACCAGAGAGAGGCATACCTTACGTCACAGTGGTCTGCTCTACCTTTGATGAAGTCAGCTATTTTTTCGAATGTTTCACCAGAGTCACAGATGTCATCCACGATAAGAACTTGTTTATCAGTCTTACGTGGCATCCAGTCTTCCCACTCTGGAAAATCACGGAGGGATGTCTTGATAGGTTTGAAAGGTTTCTTCAACCAATGGCTCATCATCACTCCAGGCGTCAGTCCGCCTCTTGACAGTCCAACTATACAGTCAGGGTCAAATTTATCTAGGACAAAATCTCGACACAGGACG